CTTGGCTGAATTCTCTCCAAGATAACTGAATAAAATGAAACAATTTATTTATTAACTTTGTAAAAAATCTAATCTAATGGAAATAAAAGTAAAAGAAATTTCTTCTACAAATAAATCTGTAGCTGAAATTGAAGAAAAATTATTAAAGGATGCCGAATCTAAAAATGAGGCAGCTAACGTGGCAGGAGTGGAAACAAGCAATGAGAGTTCCACCACCACACCGCAGCAAGAAAGTGTACAGTCGGAAGACCAAGCACCAAAAGAATCAACTCCCTCCTCTGAGTTAAAAGAGGAAGATGTTCTTTCATATATTAAAGACAGATATAAAAAAGAATTTACATCTGTAGAGCAACTGTTTGACCAAAAAGATGATAATGAAGAGTTGCCTGAAGATGTTAAAGGATATTTTGAATATAAAAAGAAAACCGGAAGAGGAATCGAAGATTACGTAAAACTAAACCGAGATTTTTCTTCTATGGATGAAGACCAACTTTTATCTGAATATTTACTTGCGTCAGGCGATGCTTTAGATTCAGAAGATGTAGAAGTTCTTATGGATGAATACATTTATGATGAAGAGATTGACGAGCAATCAGATATAAAGAAAAAAAAGTTGGCAAAGAAAAAAGCTATAGTCAAAGCTAAAAAATTCTTTGAAACTCAAAAAGAAATGTACAAAGAACCTGTTGAGTCAACAGGACAATTAAGTGCAGAAGAGCAAAAAGAATTTGATGGTTATAAAGACTTTGTAGCCAATGCTAAAAGCAATGAACAGGAATTAAAAAGAAAAAGAGCGTGGTTTGTAGATAAAACCAACGAAGTATTCACAGATTTCAAAGGTTTTGATTTCAAAATTGGAGATACTAATTTTACTTATACTCCCGGTGAAGGCAGCAAATTAAAAGAAATTCAATCTGATTCAACATCTTTTATAAAGCAATTTATGGATAGTGAATCAGGTTTACTTAAAGATGCCGTTGGATACCACAGAGCGTTAGCAATTGCAATGAACCCTGAAAAGTTTGCTACCTTTTTCTATGAACAAGGTAAATCAGACGCGACAGAAGATGTAACGAAGAAAATAAAAAATGTTAGTATGAGTACTCGTCAAGCACCTGAAGTCGGAACAATAAAAGGGGGAATGCAAATAAAATCTCTATCTACCCCGAGTAGCAGAGGTTTAAGAATTAAAAGTAAAAAAAAGTAATAATTTAAAAATTAAAGAAAATGGCAGGAACGTTTACAGGAGCCGGTTTCGACTTGGTTCCATCGGCACAACAAGTGCCGTTAAGTACAAACTATATTACCAACTTTGATTTCTTGAATCAGTATCTTCCTGATACATATGAAAAAGAATTTGAAAGATATGGTAATAGAACTATCAGCGCATTTTTAAGATTAGTAGGAGCAGAAATGCCTTCTAACTCTGACCTTATTAAATGGGCTGAACAAGGTAGGTTACACATTAAGTACACAAATGTGTCTTTACAAGGTGCAGGTGCTGCACCCGGTGATTTAACTGCAATATTACAGGTAGATGATAATCCACTACCTTTAGATGCTGCAGGTAATCCATTAGACACAACCGCAGGTACTCCTTATAACGCAACAAATGGTATTGCTATCCGTGAAGGACAAACCGTTGTAGTTATAGATAATGCAGGTGGTGGTGAAAACAAAGGTGTTGTAACTGATGTAGATTTAGCTAATAAACAATTTACTGTAGCATTCTATGAAGCAGCAGGTTTAGCAGCAGCAGGTCCTTATACTGTATTTATTTATGGTTCAGAATTCAAAAAAGGAACAATAGGAATGGAAGGTTCATTAGAATCAGATGACTATATCTTTGAGAATTCACCGATAATCATTAAAGATAAATACCAAGTATCAGGTTCTGATATGGCTCAAATCGGTTGGATAGAAGTTACATCAGAGAATGGTGCAACAGGTTATTTATGGTATATGAAATCTGAGCATGAAACAAGGCTAAGATTCGATGACTATTTAGAAACTGCAATGGTAGAAGCAGTACCGGCTGAGGACGGTTCAGCTGCTTCTAACGAAGGAGCAGGAGCAGGTCTTAACCCAACATTTGGTAACAAAGGTTCTGAAGGTATATTTTATACTGTTCAAAACAGAGGTAACCTATGGACAGGTGGAGTGCCTGAAACATTAGCTGATTTTGATACAATTATTGGTAGATTAGACTCTCAAGGTGCAATCGAAGAAAATGTTATTTTCCTTGACAGACAATTTGGGTTTGCTATTGATGATTTCTTAGCAGGATTGAATGGACTTAATGACCCTGCAGTAGCCGGAGTTACAAGTCAAGGAGCGTCATTTGGTTTATTTGACAATGATGTTGAAATGGCTTTAAACTTAGGTTTTACAGGGTTCCGCAGAGGATATGATTTTTATAAGAGTGATTGGAAATACTTGAACGACCCAACAATGCGTGGGGATAACCCAACAGGTGCAGGTTCAGGTCAAATCAATGGACTCTTAGTCCCTGCAGGTTCTACAAGTGTTTATGACCAAATTTTAGGTAAAAACGCTAAAAGACCATTCTTACACGTTAGATATAGAGCTTCAGAAACTGAAGATAGAAAATATAAAACGTGGATTACAGGTTCTGCAGGTGGTGCTGCTACTACATCTTTGGATGCAATGGAAGTACACTACTTATCAGAAAGATGTGTATGTGTTTTAGGAGCGAACAATTTTGTATTGTTTGAAGACTAATATTTAATATAAAGCTTAGTGTGTCTTCAAAGACACACTTTGCTTTTTTTAAGAATTAAATTAAATTAAAATGAAATTAGAAAGTAAAAATAGAGTTTATAAACTCACAGGAAACAGGACTCCTTTATCCTGTATAATCCCCTCAAGAAACAGTAAAAGTACTCCCCTATTATATTTTGATGAAGAAAAAGGGTATAACAGAGCATTACGTTATGCAAGAAATGCTCAGTCACCTTTTGAGGATGAACAAAAAGGACAAGTAATTTTAGAACCTATTATATTTGATAATGGCATGTTAAGTGTGCCGAAAAATAATCCGGTTCTTCAGCAGTTTTTACATTACCATCCTTTAAATGGTAAAAAATTTGTTGAAGTTAATTTAGAAAGTGACGCTTCAGCCCAAGTTGATATGATTCAAAAAGAAGTTGATGCGCTGATTGAAGTGTCTAACATGTCTGTTGAACAACTTGAACAAATAGGGAGAGTGATATTGACACGAGATGTTAACTTAATGTCAACATCGGAAATGAAGCGAGACATATTGGTGTTTGCAAGAAGAAACCCTTCTGCATTTTTATCAGCTATAAGCAATCCATTAGTTAAGTTGATGTCAACCGTTCAAAAGTTTTTTGATGATAAAGTATTGGCTTTTAGAAATAAAGGTAAAGAAGTTTATTTTAACTTAGATGGTAATAAAAAACGTATGGCAGTTATACCTTATGGTGTAGACCCAATTGAATACATCGCGGAATGGTTTCAAACTGACGATGGTGTAGAAGTTTTAAAGTTTTTGGAAAAAGCAAAATAATTTTTTAATTTCGCAATAAGAATTATCATATATATAAGTTTTTGGTTAAAGAAGAAGAGCGATTAAACTCGCTCTTTTTTTTTTAATTATCTTTGTAAAAAGAAATTTTACAGATGATAAACTCCGTTAGAAATACAGTATTGTCTATACTGAATAAGAATAACTACGGTTACATATCTCCTGCAGACTTTAATTTGTTCGCTAAACAAGCACAGTTGGATATTTTTGAGGATTATTTTTATCAATATAATTATCAACTTAACAAAGAAAATGTAAGACAATCAGGAACTGAGTATGCCGATATTAGTAAAGGGTATGAAGAAGTAATAAATATTTTTTCTGAAACTAAATTTTTAGTTCATCAGTTTAATAATAAATTTTTTACTCCAAGTCCTACTACTACTAATGATAATTATTATCTGTTGAATAAAGTTTTAGCTTATACAAGATTATTAGCTTCAGGACAAAACACACTCGTTCAAGCTAATGATTTGGTAGATGCAGGTGCAACCTTTGTTGCAGATGGAGTTCAGGTAGGCGATATAGTAGCTAATACCACCACAAATCAAACTGCGTTTGTTGGTGGGGTTTCAGCTAATGAAATAACTTTAATAGATGCTGCAGGAAACGCAGCAGATATATTTCCTGCTCTGTTTCAAAATTATGCTATATATGATGAAAGTATAGTTAATGAAGCAGAAAAAGTAACACAAAGTAAAATAACGATGCTAAACAACTCAATGTTAACTGCACCTTCAACTTTGTTTCCGGCTTATATTCAGCAAGAACCACTTTTAACTTTGTTTCCTGCAAGTATAAATACAATGGGTGCGGTACAGTGTCAATACATTAGATACCCTAATGACCCAAAATGGACATATGTAAATTTAGTTGGAGGAGAGCCATCATTTGACCAATCCCAACCTGACTTTCAAGATTTTGAGTTATCCATTTCTGATGAGCCAACTTTGGTTGTAAAGATTTTACAATATGCAGGTATGTCAATCAGAGAAGTTGCAGCAGTTCAATTTGGACAAGCATTAGAAAAAGGAGAAGAAGAACAAGAAAAATAAAAGATTATGGCTTATATATCTCAATATCAATATTATGAAAACAATGGTAACCAACCTGAAAATGCTAATTGGGGTTCTTATCAATATGTTTCTTTATATGATATAGTCAATAATTTCATGTTAATGTACTATGGGAATCATAGTTTAATAAATAATGAACCACGATATAAAATTTTATTTCATGCAAAAAGAGCAATACAAGAACTTAACTATGATGCATTTAAAGAAATAAAAATATTAGAACTTCAGGTGTGTAACACTTTAAGATATGTATTGCCTTCCGATTATGTTAATTGGGTTCGTATATCAGAATTTAAAAATGGTCTACTTTATCCTTTAACCGAAAACATACAAACAAATTGGAGTAGCGCATATTTACAAGATAATAATTGCAATATACTTTTTGACCAAGACGGTAATGCATTAAGTCCACAAAACTCTGATTTAGATTTAGCAAGAATAAAGGGTGGTAAAAAAAGTATTTACTTAAATAAAGATTCTATCTTTTTTGGTTTTGACGGATACTGTTGTGATGGATATTGGTATTTTGATTATCAAATAGGTTCAAGATTTGGTTTAAATACAGAAACCGCAAACGCAAACCCTACGTTTAGTATCAATAAAAAAGGTGGAGTTATCAACTTTAGTTCCGGCATGGTTGATAAATTAGTTGTGTTGGAATATGTATCAGACGGTATGGAAGGTGGAAACGATACCGAAATAACAGTAAACAAGT